AAGGAAGGTAAGACGGGACATGGTATTCTAATAGAGAAGGACGGATACATGTTTCTCAAGAACCCTCAGAAGATAACAGAAGGTATAGATGGGGAATGGCATGTGCCACACCCATTCATTGTTGACGCAGTATTCCAGAAGTTCGGTATCAAAAATGCTAACGGCAGAATATATCCAGAAAACGTGTTAAAGAGACAAGTTGAAATATACCAGAAAAAAATACAGGAAAGCAATGCAATAGGTGAACTTAACCACCCAGCAGAGTCAACTATAGACCTTGATAGAATAGCCATCAACATTACAGAGCTTCACTGGGAAGGTAGGACACTTGTCGGAAAGTGCATGATTAATACATCATACGGTTTCAGAAAGTATGGAATAGTCTCAACACGTGGAGACCAAATGGCTAACCTTCTTCTCAATGGAATAAAGATTGGTGTATCTTCAAGAGGTGTAGGCTCAGTTGAGCAGAAATTAGGACAGTATATAGTAGGAGATGATTTCGAACTTATATGCTGGGACGTTGTGTCAGACCCGTCAACAAATAATGCTTGGGTTACAACTAATGGAGCAGAAGCTCTTAGACCTTGGCTAGAAAACACAGAGCGAAAGGAAGAAAATAAAGACTTAATATCAGAAAAAATACAAAAAATTAAAAACATTTTAAAAAATTAGGTCAAAAACACTTGTCTAAATGATATTTATTGTTATATTTTATAATAGTAAATATCATTTTTTTTTATATGGCTAAGAAATTAACAACAGAAGAATTTAAACTTCAACTTTCAAGAGAACACCCAGAATTAGAATTACTATCTGATTATAACGGAAACAAAAATTACATAACTGTTAAATGTGTTAAGCATAACCATACCTTTAACACCAAACCAAACTGGCTTCACGCTGGTTCTGGTTGTCAAAAATGTTATAATGAAAGACGTGGTAGTACAACTAGAAAGAATATAGATGCTTTTGTAGAAGAATCCAAAAAGATTCATAATGATAAATATGATTATTCAAAAGTACAATATACAAATAACCACACAAAGGTGTGTATTGTATGTCCAGAACATGGAGAGTTTTGGCAAACGCCAAACAAACATCTAAGTGGTCAAGGATGCCCTAAATGTGCTGGTAAAAACATTACCACAGACGAATGGATTGAAAAGGTATCTATAATACACCAACAAAGGTATGATTATTCGAAAGTTAATTATATTAACAACAGCACCAAAGTATGCATAATATGCCCAGAACATGGAGAGTTTTGGCAAACGCCAGATAAACATACTCAAGGTGAAGGATGTCCAATATGTAACAATAGCAAAATGGAATTATTAGTTAGAAAGGAATTAGATAAAAATAATATCAAATATGAACAGCAAAAGCAATTTAACTGGCTTGGCAAACAAAAACTAGATTTTTATCTGCCAGATTACAATATTGCTATAGAATGTCAAGGAAGACAGCACTTCATTGAAATTCCGCATTTTGATGGGCACAATGGATTAAAAACTAGAATAATTAGAGATATTACTAAAAACAATTTATGTAATGAGAATAACATAAAATTGTTCTATATTATCAACGAAAAAGATATACAATTAACTAAAAAGAAAATATTTCTTGGTATTTATAATGAAAATAACACTATAATTAGCGAGAAAATAAACAAGATTAAAAGTATATTAAATTCATAACAAAAAAAGCGGGACAAACGTCTCGCTTTTTATTGTATTGGAAAGTCAGCTGCACCAGGCAGTTGCTTATCAAAAGTCTCATAATCCATCTTACCTGGTAATCCCTCATCGTGATTATCTAATGTTCTGTCATTTGGATTAGGTATGGCATTTTTCTGGTCATTAAACACTTCATAATTGTTATATACGTCTTCTTGTTCCTTTACAATACTTCTAAGTGCCTTTCTGAACTTCTCTTCTGATATATTTACAATCTTGCTCATAATATTATTTTCTTGGTATATCATTATTAGGACTATTTTTTCCATACAATGGGCGTTTATCTGCTGACTTCAAAGCATTTTTATAAGACCTTTCGCCATTTTTAATCTGTGCATCGTGTTCTTTCCACGCAACATCTTCATCTGATGCTAATTTTTGCCAACTATAGTATTTATCTTGGTCTTCTGGGTCACCAAACCTTCTAATGAAATTATTTTCTTTTTCATTTGGGGTTGTATATCCATCAGCCGCAATATTGAACCAATCATAATCATCTTTATCAGCTACTTCACCTGGCTCTTCTTGATAATACCAATCCTCGACATCCCCATAATATTCATAATCTTCACCAAATGATTCACTAACATGGTGCAAAGAAGAAAAAAATGAGGCTATTTCGCCTGCTACATCTCTATCTAGATGCCCTTTATTAATCATTTGTGCTAATATTTTTATATTTTCTTTTGTTGAAGATATGAGTTCAAGAACTTTCTCTTTACTATTAGCAACAGATGACTCTTTTATAATCTTTTTAACTGAATTTTTTACAATTCTATGTAAATCAGACTCTGCAAGCCTTATAATTTGTTTTGCCATAATAATATATTTTAATATAAATATATCATTGCTTCTTCTTTTCTATCTGAAAATCGTTTTCCCTAAAGGAATACACCAGATTATTTGATATTGTACTCACCTTTCCCCTCAATAATGACTGGAGTGATGCAAGTTCCTTCTTGTTCTTTTCGTTCTGCCTCAAGTAGAAATCAAACGACAGGAACATCTTGTGCGATGGTGATAACCTCTCAGAATTTACATCAAAATCCAGTATAAACTTCTTGTCAAAATTAACACCATCAGTCATGATGTTCTTGATGTTCTTCCTCATTTCCTTTTCAATATTTGATACCACCTTTGGATAATCCATTTGGTGTAGGGGACAAACCCAGCATTTTCCAGAAATGTATATAACCTGTGGGTTGTCCCTATTAACCGTCCCGTATTTCAAAACAATATGGTTACATACATCCAACTTATACTCTTTCCTCAACTTCTTCATGTCATATTTTTTCTAGCATATAAAATATAACAAAAAAAGTTGGAAAAACAAGAGTTATATGAAAATAAAAAATGCAGCCATCTTGACTGCATTTTTATTCATCTACTGTTATTTTGTACCAACAAGTATATCGTTCCCTTTATTCTTGATTATTATCCAAAATGCCTAATACTCCAAACGTCTTCATCGTTTTCATCATATATTGTGATGTTTTCGTGTTCGCCAGAATTTGTTATATAATTGTCCCATTGTTCAGCATATTCTATTGCATCGTAAATATCATCAAAAGGTTCCCCTTCCATTATGCCTCCCACAACAACAGTATATGGCGGTATTCCATAATCAACGTCTTCCTTTGAAGACTGACTTGGGTTTGGATTCAAATCTATTTCTTTCAATATCTTACCAACAGACTCCTTCACTATTCTGTGAAGGTCATTCTCTGTTAATCTAATTAATTTCTTTGCCATAATTGTATAAATTTATTTATCATTTATTATTTATTTAGTTGGCGGTGTCCACCTTGTTGGTCCTTCTGTTGGCCAGCCATTTATGCTTCTTTCACCATGCCATTCTATCTCGCCAGTATCTTTATTTCTAAATCCTTGTCTATTACCAACCCTCATGCCGTCTGTAAAATTCTTTTCAGCCATTTCTTGTTGATACATTTGGTAAATATTGCGTTTCTGCCATTCTGGTTTTTCATTAAAATTCCAATAATAACCACCTTGTTCTGGACTATTTAACCATTCAATAAATTCTGGTGGGTATTCTTGAGCCTCGGTCAATCTTATAACTCTTTTCACAGATTCCTTTACAATCCTATGGAGGTCACTTTCTGTTAGCCTTATTAATTTCTTTGCCATAATTATATATCTTATTTATCCAGGAGTATGTCCCTTATTTCAAGTAATTTCGCTATATCCTTCACTATTGATTCTTTATTGAATTTCTGTTCCTCAAGCTGTTTTTTAAGAGCCTCCAGCTCAACATTGCCTGCGTCCTCCTTGAGCATATCGTTAACCTTGTCAATGCACTCATTCTTGAACTTGTTGAAAAGCTTCTCCTTCCTCTGCTCAGCAAGTGGGCTTCTCCAGTCCGTAATCTGCTGTACAAAGGACATTTCAGACTCTGTAAGGGTATCCTTCAACTTCTCCTCAAACTCCCTAATAAGCTGACTTGGGTCAACACTTTCCTTAACAACGTCGTTCTTATGAGCCTCCATGTAGTTTGAAAGAGAATTAAGGCTCTCAGTCAATGCAACCACATTATTAAGGTTCTTCTTTCTGGTAAGTATAATATGACCAGCGTCATAGAGCTTTTTTTCTTCCTCCGTAAGAAACTCAGTAGGCATGATGTTGTTTTCTTTCAACACTTTCCTAAACTTCTTATTTGTCTCTATGATTGTATCCTTTTAAATAAACTTATATGCCTCTGCTGTCTCATTGAATTTACCCAATAGTGCAACTGGGTCAATTGTTTCAGTTATCTTGCCCTTGTACTTCCTTATGGTATCGTAGAAGCTAAACTCAGATGAAAGGTTTTGGTCTTCCTTAATAAGCTTCATGACCTTCCTAACAGCAGCCTTATTGGTCTTGAACAACTCTGGCAACCTGCTCTCAAAGATATGATTGAGTACACCGAAGTTGGTAGTATCGAGCTGTTTCTCAAGCTCCTTCTCTTGTTTGCGCTCGTTTATCGCTTCTTTAAGCATCTCCACAGCGGCATCAAAGGCATCGTAATTCTCCCTATCACATGCCTCTGCGATGATGTTTATATAGTTTGTAAACTCTTCCTTATATTTCTTGTTCATATCATTACATTTTCTTTATAAATATTTTCCAAACATAAAAAGCGTGACATCCGCATCACGCTTTTTACTTTTTATATCTCATCCTCTGCATCCTTATCGTCAACAAACTTTCCAAGGGCATTAATCATGTTGTCGAACTCCTCATTTACAAGTAGTGACTCACTATCATATACCTTAGCCCTCTCATACTTCGTCTCCTTAGGTGAATGGGTATGTCCAGTCAGTGAAGAAAGATACTGTTCAAACAAGTTAGACTGCTCATTAATTACCTTCTTATCCCTTCTGGTACTTTCATTTGTCTGTCCTGTCTGGTCTGGTGTCATATCAGCAGTAGGCATTGAGCCTTCCTGTCCTGCCATATCTCCACTATCATCAGCTCCAGGTGCTCCCATTGCATCCATTTCACTTCCGAAGTCAGTTGCTGGAGGTGGTGGTGCTCCCATGCCTCCTCCTCCACCAGCACCGCCATCTGCTCCTGGCATACCACCCTGCTGGTCGTCCATGTACTCTGCTCCTGGTTCACCATAGATTCTATCAACCGTATCAAAGATACCAGTCTTCTTAATAATCTGTGCCGTCTTCTCAAGTTCAGCAGCAATACCCTTCTCAAGACGTATCTCCTCAAGGTTCTCCTTGATTTCCTTGTCAGACCATTTCATAATCTGCTTCAATGCACGAGTCTGTGACATTACTGGTAGACCGTTACCTGGGTCTGATACAGCATCCCTAACAGCGTCAATCTTCTTCTGCATATTCTCAATCTCAAGTTGTTCTGCCTGTGTTGATGGGTTGTTCATTGACAATGTGAAATTGGTCAACTCATCATCGAAGCCAAGCAAAAACAAGTGAATTGTAGCAACCTTGGTAAGCTCCATCAAGAATGCCTGCTGTATCCTGTTGACTGTCCTTGTAAACCTTATATCCATAAGTGCAAGGTTCTTACCCTCTCCAGCAGCCTCGTCGAAGTTCAAGAACGACCTAGGTATTCTAAGGGCTGTGAGCACCTTATTCTGTACGAACTTAATGTCATCAAGGGCTGTCATGTTCTGTGCAGCAGAGAGCGTGTCAATAGGCGTAGGAGCGTTCTCATCACGAACTGGTATAAATATATCCTGGTCAACTGACAAGATGTTCTTTCTCAAGTCAACCTGTCCTGTGATTGGGTCGATGATTGGGGTTCTCTTAAACTCATTTGCAATCTGCTCTATGTATGCTGGTACATCGGCATCATCGATAGCTCCAACGAATATCTTGTACACACGTCTTTCAATTGAACGCTCAAGACGATAGATAAGCATCATATCCTCCATGAGTGACAGCATTCTCCAGTGCCTACGTGCAGCATTCAAGTAGCTAACACCGTAAGGCAAATAGAGTGAGTTGGTAAGTAGTCTGAAGTGTGCAACCTGCCAGTCCCTAAATGGAATCTGTGACTGGTTGTCGTCAATCCAAACGAACTGTGTTGATAAGTCGTTGTCCTTCAATACCACATTGTTGACAGCTATTGACATAGCCTGTCCGTATGGGTTCTGTATACCATTCTCAATTCTCTCCACATTGAATACTGGCATCTGCTTCCATCCCTTGATACCGTTCTTGTGGTCAATATCCAGCAGCATGAACTGGTTTCCGTACTTGCACATAGCACGGATAATCATCTGTCCTGTAAGCTGTATGTTAAGCCTGTTGACGAACAAATCCTCAAGAATGTTACGTATTCTGTCTGACTTAGAGTATACGTTAACCACCATTCCCTTATCATTCACGATGGTACTCTCCTCTGACACAATGTCAAGTGCAGCACCTATCTCTGGGAATGCATCCATCAGCTCAGCATCACGATACATCAACTTAACATTATTCAAGCCTGCATATGCTGAAACTGATAGGTTAACGTTAGCCTTAACCCATCTTTCCTTGAGAAACTTATCCTGCTGAAGCTCTAGCTTTTTCTGTAAATAATCTTCCTTGTTATCGGTAGTGTAAAGCACCTTACCCTTAGGCTCTGATAGGTCATACGAATTAACGTGTGGCGCAATAGCATCAGTTGGTGACTTCCAGTTACCAGTAATTGCCCTGTCAAGGGCTTGGAAGACTGTAGGTTTCTTCTTAGCCATTATATTATTGTTTATTAAAATATAAGATAATTCTATATAAATATAAATATTAAATTACACTTATTTCATGCCGCCAAAAATCCACATATAGTTCCCATATTGTATGCTGCCATAATTATTCTTCATCTTATCTTGCTTGTAGAATGGCAGACCTATACCTGGTGCTATACTCTTTCCGTTTTCCATCTTAGGCTTACTTACATGGAATGAATTTGTCATCATGTATGAACTAAGTATTGCCTTATCCTTCTTAACGGTGCTAAGCAGCCTGTTGAATGAGTACTGCATGACGAACAGTCCCATAGCAAGAGACGTAATCGTATCATCATGAGCACCATCCATGTGGTCCATCCTCGCATTGTCACCCTTGAATATCCAGGTGTCAAGCTCATTAATAACCCTTGCAGACCTAATCTTAAACTCATTGTTTCTAACCAGTCCAGCGAAGTTAGCCAATACTGGATATCTGTTACCCTGGAAATGGAAACCAGGAAGCTTATCTGTATAGCTGTCATAAACTTTCGTAGCCCTCTGCAACATATACGTCTTCTGATTCATATCCTCATAGTACATGTTCTTGTAGCCCATTTGAAGCATCGTAATGATACAGGCATCACCCTGTCCTCCAGTAGCATCTACAACAACGAAAGCATCGTTATACATTGTAGCATACTGATAAGCAATAGCACCTATATCGTCCCCAAGTCTCTTTCCAACATATTCAGCAACCTGTTCAATGATAGGTATGCCGTTTTCGTCCCTACCATCCATATCGATAATCTCTATGGCTGTCCTATCGGCTGCTGTACCCCTTGAAGGGTCAACTGCGCATATGTACCTGTGTCCCTCTATCGGCTGCTTCCAGAACCAAGTCTCCTCTACAAGCGGGTCTTTGAAATCATCAAGTGGCTCTCTTACATTGAGCTTATCCTGCATTTCAATGTACTCTGGTGCAATAACGTTATCAGAAGAACCCATGAACGACACGTCAAGCTCCTGCGCAATCTTCATCGAGTCGTTGTTGAACTGTTTACACATTTCATCATACCAAGGAGCGTCTGGTGTCCATCCGTCGTGCTCAAGTCTAGCCCATCTTTCCTCGTCGTACTTGACTCCACCTTCCTCGTCAACTATAGGGTCTTGGTCAAACATCCATTCACCAGTCTCCTCATTCTTCTTCTTCCATACAAGGTACTTGTTAAAACGTGGGTCTTGATACCAACGAAACTGTACTGCCACAAAGTTGTTTTCGTGACTCAGAGCCTGTCTATAGGTGTTGTAGTACAACTCATCCTTACCGTTAGGTGTTGACACCATGACAGTTTTAGAATTAGGGTTAGAAGCCATTGTAGCAGCAGCTGTGGTAAATGCTGCCACGCCCTCCTCAATAAACGCAGCCTCGTCAAGAATAAGTACTGATACAGCTGAGATACCACGAGAAGCGTTAGGCCCTGATGCACGGGCAATAACTCTGCAACCATTGAATAGCTTCAGTTCACCCTTAGCGTCCTTCAAGAAAATTGATGTAATGTTCTTCTCTGAATTAGGGTCTGGTGAAAAATATTCATCACCCCAATACCATCTTGGGACTTGTTCAAGGAAGTCCCTAACCTTTATAATGATTTCCTGCGCCTGCTCAAGTTTATTAGCAATACACAGTATTGTCTCTGGTGCGTCCTTAGGAGCAAACGCACACTGCGCTGCTGCCCAAGCACTTGATAGTGTTGTGATACCACACTGTCTTGGTTTAACTGCTACGACGTTCCTATTCTCTGACAGAGCTTTTAGGAAAGCCCTCTGCCTTGGGAAACAATGGAACTGGGTCTTCTTACCCTTCGTAGCATTGAATGTACTGAAATACTTCTCAATGAAAGTAATCCTGGATTTATCCGCATAGCAGGTCGCATATTCAACGGCCATTTCGTGTCTGTCGTATATCATAGTTGTAACTCTCTAAATTTTAATAAATATAACATTAAAACAAAAAGTAACCAGCATAATACACTGATTACTTTATGTCGTCTCTGCAATAACGTCACCGTCATTTTCATCACCATCAATATCATATCCATCAAGTTCAGATGCTGTGAAATAGCTATCAGCAATCATTGACCTATCCACATTCCTTGCGTTAACCCTGTTCTTGAATTTCTGGTATCCGTCGTTATATCTAGACTTCTCAATAAGCCTATTGATGATTTCATCACCCTTCTCAGTTTGCATGAACAACTCCTGCATTACTGGGTTAAACTCCTCAGCTGGAAGCTTAACGAGTTCCATAAAAATATAAGGTACAATATTTGTATCCTCAGCAAGTTCCAGCCTATCAAAGATAAGCTGCCATAACTTTGTTCCAAACCTCATATCCCAAGGCTCAGCAAGAAGGAAATCAGACTTTCCGATTATATATTTAGCCTTCTCGCCATCAAGAGGCAAACCATGAACTGAAAATAGCTCGAAGAATCCCTTAATTAAGTCATGGAATAGCAATGGGAATATGACACCCTGTGCATCTATTGTATTCTTCTTACCGTTACTTCCAACATGTACTTCCACAAATGACCCCTGCTTTGGCTTCTCATCACTTAGTTCTTCATCAAGGACAAATGTAAGATACCTGTTAAGCGTTATTATTTTGTCATACAGTCCGAGAAGTTCTGGATTAAGCTTATTAATGTCTTCCTGGTACAACGTAATCATTGACATGTAAAAGTCCGAAGCACCCATAATAAGGGAATTAATAAGTCTTCTCTTGGCAATTGCAGCCTTTGATAAACCAAAGTCCTTTATATCCTTAAATCTAAACTTCCTGTCGGTGGAAATCTCTGGAGTAACTCCTATTGAACTACCATATGTAACCTTGTCAACAAGCCTGCATCTTATGTTTACAGCGCCCTCTGGTATTGCAAACAGCCTGTTGATTGCATTCTCGCAAATCTTTGTAAGTGAATCCCTTACAGGCTTTTCCAGCTCCTTCGCCATGTTGACCATAGCACCAAGTTCTGATACCATATCATCAGTGTTGGTTACAGGTATTCCAACATCCTTCATCTGTTCGCATACATCTTTGAACCCCTCTTTCAGAACAGTATAGTCAAACGGGTAGTCATCCTCCTCTGGGAATGCTGGATTATCCCCAAGGGAAGTCTCATGTTTAACAACCGCATCGAATAAAAACTTAGGAAGCAGTAGTTCCTTATTAATTTGACTTTCGTTGATGTATATCTTTTTCATTAAATACTCTTTAGGAATTCTGTTAACTCTGACTTTGTAAATGGAACTGAGTTTTCCCTCATTTCATCCATAACCTTTCTTGGCGTTACTGATGAATTTTCCATATTTTCGCTTCCATCAGTATATGTGACATCAGTGTTCTCCCTTTCCTCTGGAGACATTTTATTTAATATGGACTGTGTATTATTCAAAGATTCCTGGCTGTTAGCGTTTGTCACAAGCTGGTTATCTTTCGTCCCTGTGGCTGGTGTCAACATATCGTCTCCAGCCCCCATCGCTTGTGTTATTGTAGGGTTCTGAGCCTTTGCCTGTTTGAATTGCATAGCACCATCATTTACGTTCTTTGCTGCTTGTATGCTGACAGTACTTGCCATCTGTTGGTTAAGTTCCCTTAATAACAAATCCTTCTTTGAGAATATTTTCCCCTCTCCAAGAAGCTTCAATACCTTATCTTTCTTAACGTATACTTTCATAAGATTAATTTTAATATAAATATCATTGCAAACAAAAAAGGGATACCCCGTTGGTATCCCCTTTATGTTATCTTGGTAAATATGGATTGTCTAACTGTGTTAAAGCATCCTCACCTACTACTGTCTGAGGTCTGTCAGTCGTTCCTCTTTCAAAGTTGCTTTGGTTTCCATCACCGAAAATTGCTGAGAAAGTCTCATCAATAATCCTCTTGAAATTAATCTTTGACTCTGGCATTGCTCCTGGTGCTGGTGGCATCTGCCCTCCCATATCTGGTTGCATTTCATCGCTGTCTTGTCCACCGTTTTCTTCATCCGCAATGCTCTTTGTATAAGCATCAACAGCAGCTTTTCCCTTATTTGTTAATTGGTCATACCCCTCTGGGGCATTTCCTTCACCAGCATTTAGAGAATTGGGGTCGCCTGCCAGTGGGTCATCGTTTGAACCTCCTGCAACTGGGTCTACTGGCTCTTCACCACCCATTGCATTTGGGTCTTCTGGTGCTGGTGGCATTCCCTGTTCAACGTCCATTGGAGGCATTGGAGCATTCATATCATCCATGCCATCCATACCACCTCCAAGGGGGTCGCTGTTAGGTATCTTTAACTTTGTAGGTATATTACTTTCTGTTAGATTTTTTTTTTAAACGGTCAAATGCCTCAGCAATTGCGTTATCGATTGCCTCTGGGTCAATGTCGAATGGAGCACCATCACCAATCTTCTCACCATAAGGTGTGTCATTCTTAACAGAATCGTCGTTCATGTCATAGTTGCCAGGGAACTCCTTCATATCCTTTGGTGGCAAATCCATAACAACCTTCTGATATGCTGGGTGCTTTCCGAAGTCATCGAGCTTGTTCATATTTCCAGATGGAACACGACCTGCATCCTTGAATGGGGTCATACCATCCTCGTTGATTCTCTGCTTGCGCATAGCCTTCTTGAATGCCTTGGTCTCGAATATCTGAACGCCATTTCTACGTCTGCTCTCCATTGGCATATCTCGCATTGTTCCATCGCCGCACTCGTAGTCGTAGCCATCCTCAATGTCATCGTCGCCTTCTGGTGTTCCACCAAGGTCTTCTCCACCGAAGTCTGACTCATCACCAAGGTCGTCTCCGAATTCATCCTCGTCTCCGAAGTCTTCATCTTCCTCATCACCGAACAAGTCGTCATCCTCGTAGTTACCAGCATCAACTGCTGGAGTCTCGATACCAAGCTTAGAAGCAATCTGTCCAAGAAGTTCCTCGATTGAACTGATACGCTGCTCAAGGTCATCCTCGTATGGGTCTTCACCCTCGTCATCGAAATCCTCGTCACCAAGTTCGTCGTCATCTAAATCATCATCACCAAGGTCATCACCAAGTCCCTCATCATCACCAATACCAGTATCAACAGGTTCACCCTCTGCGCCAGCATCGTCAATTGGCTCTTCGCCAGCATCACCAATTGGCTCTTCACCACCTTCAGCGTCGTCCATTGGAGGGGTGTCAAGACCATCGATAGCCTCGTCAATCTGCTTTCCCTTCTCAGCATCGAATGGCTTGTTGTTGTCATCTGAAGGTCCTTCGCCAACACCTACTCCAGGCTTGTTCTGGTCGTCAGTGTCATGCATTGAAACACCATGATTCTCAACAACACCGTTCTTCATTTCACCAGTCTTAGTTACCTTCTTGTCCTGGTTATCAATATTACGAGCTTCAGCATCATCGAATGGAGCACTGTCACCAATCTCAGTTCCATGAGACTTGTCCATATAGTCTGGGTTCTTTCTGTTCCAACCAAGAACCTCTTCCTCATTAACTGGCTTGCCATTCGCATTCTTAGACTCATTTGCTTTGATGTTATCCTTAGCCTTGAACTTTTCTGCTGGCTCTTCTGTGAAACCATCAACAGCGTCAGTAGCTTTACCAGTTCCATGAGTTTCTGGGTCAATATTATCTTCTATTGCCTTTGGAGCGTCGCAACACATTGCACCACCCTTCTTTTCCATAATGGTCATGGCGTTCTTCATAATCTGACGCTCACGAAGAATTTCGCCCTTCATCTTGTCAGAAGCCTCAGTAACCACCAACTCCTTCTTGTTCAAGTCCCAAGACTCTACATTGAAGGTAGGGTTGTTGTAAGCCTCCTTAAGAGACATCATCTTCATGTCAAAGTTTTTCTGAGCATTAGCATAGCTGGTGTACTCGTTCTCTTTTCTGTTTCTGAAACCACCAATATAGCCAAACTCTTCCTTAATAAGGTTTTGCTTGTTAGGAGCAGTCTTTATGTAATACTTAGTACCTTCACGTACAATACCATAAACCTTTCCGTCAGCACCAACCTTCTGGTACTCAACAGCACTGTATGGTGCTTTCTTGCTCTCAGTCTGAAGTCCGTAATTCATTAATGACTTCATTCTGTTAAGAGTGTCGTTAGTGTTTACTTTATTCATAATTAATATATTAATTTTTCAAACTTATTTTTAATATAAATATCAAAATTTTCTAAAAAGTATCAGTAAATAGGTTCTTACTAACGATTCTTACTTTATTAGCATCAAAAATAACATAATTTGTAGAATTTTCATCTGCTCCATCTGGTAAGCCATAAATAGTTCCAGCTTTATATTTGAATCCATCAATTCCACACTGTAGTAAGAATAATGATATGGCTTTATCATAATTACCAATAGAAGTTTCTACTCCTACTAGTTTTCCAAGCTCATCATGTATATCTTCTCCTTTGGGAGCGTTATTACAATAAGATAAGAATTCACGCCACTTACTCATTGTTTTCCATTCACCTCCATATCTTCTTGATATTTTAGAAAGAGTACTAGTTATGCTTTCTATGATTTCATTTGGAACTTCATTATTTAAATCAATATAATTTAAGCCATTATCATCTGGTGTCTCTACTTCATATATATAGGATTCTTTTCTAACGTGCTTATCAGCATCATCCCATATATTATTTATCATTTCTTTTACTAATTGATATACTGTATTTTGTCTATTGATATTATTAATATATTCTTCTCTAGAAAATTTTAAAATGTTATTCTTCGGATAATTTGCCTTGAATGATTCAATATCAAATTCCTTTTTAAGCACATCTTCAGCCCAAGACTTTGCCATTTGTATTGCTTGTTCATACTCTTTCAAAGCATTATCATAATTTTCACTTGTTTTTTCATCGGTCTTTAGTAAAGAGTCAAAAGAATTTTTTACCCATCTTCTTTCTGGATTCATACAAATATCGAGTCTTACTATTTGTTTATATATTTTAGCAGCTTCTTTAATTAGTTCTTCGTCATATGACCCATTATTTTCAATGTATTTCTCTGGCTCTGCCTTAACAATAAATTCATTAAATTTCAATAATATAAACTTTTCAGCATAGTCTTTTGCTATAGGATATGAATCTGTAAGATAAGTTCCCCACCCAAAGGTTTGAGAACCAGCACCAGAACTTAGATATTTCCTATGATTGAACTTATCGAAACTACTATAGCTAGAATGATATAAATTCAATTCATCTACTGATTCTCTAACGAATCTGTTATCATCATAAGTACCTCTTTGGTTATCTAACCCTCTATCATCATATTGCAAATTTCTCCTAATAAACGGAGTAAACTTGTCAAGTGCTCTAATGTAGACAGTGCTCTTCGGCTTCATGGTCATTTCATCCCACTGTACACAGATGCAGTAGTTATATCCTATGAGATTTGACATCGTTTCGTCATAATAGACCTTGTACAGTCTTCCCATCTTATTGTCTTCCTTAGACTGCATCAGTTTACCATAATTGGCAACAAAGTTTTTTAATGCATCACGCTCTGCCTTCCACCTCTTCTCGTAAGGGTTTCCTTCAGACGAACCATCCATTGCAAATTCCTCCTTCAGAACCTTGAGGTATTGCTTGGCAGATTCTGATAATCCAGCCTTCTGTACATATTGTAAAATCAATTCTTCCTTATTTTTAACAATGGCGTTATTAAGTTTATCGAAATTGAATATCACAAATTCAGTGTCTACAGCAAATCCATCAATGCCTAAAGAAAGATATAAGTTTGAAACCCTTTTTCTGCTATCACCTTCCATATACCACAACAATGGTATGTTCTCATTAAGATACCCATAGGTAATATCGCCATCAGATTTGTCGATGATTCTAGTGATTTCATACAGCAACTCCTTGTCAACAGTTTCCTTATATTCATCTATCTTGGCTAATATCATGTCATACTCTCTGTTGTTTCTAGCATTATCCAATGCATCGCACAAACGATGATATTCTACTTGTTTATCAACAAAGATATTGTTTTCCTTATCGATTTTGTCTCTCAAATTAATGAGGTTAAAACCTTTTATGTTTGCTATTATGAAATGCCCACCACTGTAGCCAGCATATTTCTCACACTTATATGCATGGTCTGAAAAGTATATACCATAACCATACGTTCCTCTGCTGCCACCCTTTATTTTAGATGGGTCAACAGCATCCCATTCAACTCCGTTTCCGTCTTCACCAGTACCATGAAATACATATCCATCTTTAACCATATCAGCTATGACACGGTATCTGAACACCTGGTCATTGCGAAGTCTGTCATATTGTACGCCCTCAGTTATTGAATTTGACTTATCATATGTTGCTGAGAATAATTTAAATAGTTTATCAAGGTATCCAGTTCTTCTAAGTACCTTGTACACTATATTTCCCGCACCGTTTTCTCCACGCTTCGTGAGGCTCTTCTTTCTCAAGCTCTTTACCTTTTCCCATAGGTAGCTTGCGTCCTCACCAATCTTACTTACTTCATATCCGTCATCAGTCGATGATAATGTCTTGTACATTTCATCAATGATTGTCATTATCTCAGCCGCCTTGCGCTTGATGTCAAACTTCTCAAGGCCTATGCTCTTAATGGTGTGTGGGTTAGGTTTCCTAATCCACGCATTCTCCTCCAGGTCATATATTCCACCAGCCTCAACATTATCGCTAACATCCTGTGTATACAACTCAACAGGGAATCCCATTATCTTCAATCCCTCATGCTCTGCATTCCACTCGTTCTTCTTCGAATCGAGATATTGTTTAACAAATTCAGTTTTGCTGTCAATCTCATTAAAGTCAACCACTAGGTGTAGGTCTATATCTGAGAACTTAGACCAGTTGAAATTGCATATAGAACCAGTGATAATTATACCTTTTGGTTCAACCCAGGTAAGGTTAACGAACTTCCAGAAGTCATCTGCAATGTCAAGAAGTTTCAGTCTAACCTTTGAGTTAAGCGTCTCCCCATCCTTCCATATTCCAGGAGGTAGGGTGTCACGCTTCTTGAATGAAGATAGGTCAACCTCAGATGATTCTACCTCTTTCTCAATATTTTCTCCCATTAGTTCAGAATCATTATTTTCACCAAGTGGTCTCCTAATCATTGACTCTCTAGTATTAAAATCTGTGCTTCTACCTTTGTTAGGTACAAACCCGAACCTTTTATAGAACTTTTTCAGTCTGCCTACAGAAGAGCCTCCAAATGATGTGTCTGGTGTAAGTGCAAGAGTCCATCCATTTTTATCAGCCATCCTCGTAAGTTCTTCCATAAATCTACTTCCATTACCCTTCCCAAGCTCATTTGCAACTATTTTGTTAAGGGTAACATATTTCCCAGTCTTTGATAATATTAAATCCTTTAAGTTGTATTTTTTTAGTATTTTATCATCATTGAATGAAAGTCCATGTTGGTCAAACTTAATACCCTCAGTCAAAGAACCAAGTTTATCTAAGTTTACCAATACTGGGGAATTTTCCACTCCTCTTCCAAGCCATCTATAATATTCCCTAGCAAATTCCTTCTTTTCAAAGTATCGTGGCATCCTGCCAATATCAACAAGGTCGATGACAACCCAATTATGGTATCTGTCTGGTCTTAGTTTTATTGCATTGTCAATGAACTGCTGAGGTATCTTACCCTCAGTCAAGCTGTCCTCATCCGTCTGCTCCTGTTCCATATGATGGAATGTACCGCCAGCTGGAGAATTTGGCTCTGCGCCAATCTCAGTAACTGGAGCAAACTCTTTTGCAACGCTCTCATTAATATTATCTCCAAGTATATTCTTCATAATCATTGGGAAATATTTATCCCAATTATGATATAAGATACTAGGGAACAAAACATCATCATCTTGCACTTTTTCAATAAAATGGTAAAATAAATATCCAGTACTCTCTAATGGATATCTATCACCTTTACTTACATTTCTGTCATATGCATTTTTTATGGCTTCCCTTGATAAACCGCATATCTTTTCAATGGTTAGGTTAAAACCAGTTATATCCAGGTCATCATCCTTTGATACTGCCTCAGAGCTATTCATCATCCTAAACCTCTCATTAAAGATATTCCCTGGGACTTCAATGGAAAATAATACCCCCTTATTAAAATTATCACCATTCTTCAACGAGAACCAATTAACACCATATGTTTCCCCATGCTGTTTTCCACGCTTCGCTGACATCACACCACTTTCCATAATCATGAGTAATGCATCGATGGTAGTGCCGTGATAAAGCTTAACCTTACCGCCAACGTCGTTATGGCTGACAATTTCATCACTGCCAGCCATAATTTCGTTTAATTTGTTCTTAATTGCTATTAAACTATTCTCAGCAAATCTAATAGTCTTTCCCATTCAAAACAATATGAAATCTAATTAATCACCATTCTCTCCACCGTCATCTGGCTCAACTGGGCTTGGGTTGGTAGAACCGTTAGCGTTGCAAGCACAAACACCCTGTCTAAGGTCTGTGTAGTTAGCACCGTTCTCAGAAACGAACTGTCCAAGCTCTGAATACTTCCTAGCATCCTCAACCTTAAGCTGTGGCTCGTGACCTACAATACCCTGGTGTGTAAGGGTCTCCATTCCAGCGGTTGACATCTTTGACACCTCTGTAAGTGCCTCTTCGTAATTCTCAACATCAACATAAAGGAGCTGGTTATCCATATCATAGCCATAACCCTCGTACATGTAGTCTAATATATTACTCTTCATATCAAAATGTAATTTATAAAGTTATTTCTCTATAAATACTCTATTTATAACAAAAAAAGGCAGATGAAAAGAGTAAAAATAACAGAAGTCAAGTTTGTATCACTATTTGGTAATCCTGGAAATGATAATTTTTACCAGGATGGTGATTTTTTCGTCACAAATGACAAGATGAATAAAGCTAGATGGCTGTTTTACCCCTACTACCAAAGCAGATATAATGGTAATAAAGACAAAATTATACATCAGATAGCATTTGCAAAAACAATTAAGATGATTGATAATGGCGAGAAACTTCCAGAATTTGATGATTACAAGATATATCATTCAATAGGTAATATACCATTCTCAAAAAAGCAGGTTGAATATGTTGAAAAAAAAATAAAGCCACAGTTTAAGAATATGTCACTTGAAGAATTATACGATTATATGCTTATAGAACAGGAAAGAAATAACTATGAGATAAATATGGACTGTAAAAAGGCTATTGCAGACCTTATTGGTAAAGGATTCTTTGATAAGTATCTTAACGGACAGCTTAAACCTTTGGCTCTTTGGAGTATAGGTAGACTTGATGATATTAATGATATGCTAGTTTGGCTGTACTCTAAGAATAGATTCACAGGAAAACTTAACGTAGAAACTCTTGAAAAAGAAATGAAAAAGACTCGTGATGAAGTTGTAGATTCTGATGATAGGTTCATGAAAAATCCAATATATTTAGCGTTTGATTACATACAAACGTCCATATGGAAACTTAATAAAATTCCAAAATAAAAGGTACTGACCCCTCAGTACCTTTATTTTTACTCATACTTACATCCAAGTATCTTACTCACAATCAATGCAGAAATCTGCAATATTTTCCAAGTCACTGGTATTAACCTTGAATGAAAGGTCATCCCTTCCCCATTTCTTTCGCTTGTAAGGCACGTAACACTCCTTTGGTGTGTCATATACCGTCTCCTTACCTTTAACGCATTCTAGAGCAAAAGAAAGCAGTTTTTCGCGCTTTACAAATATTATCTTGCTGAACGTTCTGAATGCAATATACTCAGCCTTCCCATATAACCACCCAGGCTTACCTGTTATTCCTTGTAGTTCAAGCCACTGTATACTGTCATCTTGCTTTTCATCACCCCTACTGTTCCTTTTTATTCCCTTGACATCAATTCCAATCCTTCCCTTCTTTGGGCTGTCCCACCAGAAGTCTATATGGTCATATTTGTCCTCAGACTGAGTAGACCTTTCAACAGCCCCGCCAAGCGTATATTTAACAGAATCCATTACGAAATCCTCATCCAACCGTCCAGTAAAATAAAATTGCCTAACTGTCTCATTAAGTTTTCTATTTATCATTTAATTTTTTTTAGCACATTATTTTCCCGTGATAGTCAGACAAATCAATATATGTTTGTTTCTTTAGTAAAATATTAATTGGCTTTTCAATATACCTATCACTGTATCTAAAGGAGATACCATCAACAAACTCCTTTGTCTTGACGTATCCTCGCCCCCTTATGTTCTGGTCTTGCTTTGATAATTTATCAAGAGTCCAGCCCTTCTTTTCAAGAAACTTTACAATCTTCTCCCTTGATACAAGACACCAATCAAGCTCCTTTATATTCTCTTTTGTAATGCTGTCAGTATCATACCTCTTCTTTTGTTCATCATACTGTATATCAGCCTTTACAATCCACCCAAGTAGATAATATTGGGTTTTCTTGGAATAATCAAGAAACCAACCACATCTTTTCTTTTCACCTTTGCCAATAAACGACAACTCAAGAGAGAATGTGTCAAGTCCTGTGTTCGCATATCTTGCAGCAACCTTCTCATCTACCACAACCCTATACAATCTCTTGTCAGAGGTACTTAAAATAAGGTCTGAGCCGCTTATTTGCTCATCTTTTTCATCTGTTCTTGCAAATTCAGAGAATAGTTCATTATTTGAATATAAATATTCAAATAATTTAGACAAAGACTCTTTTGATTCAAATATCTCCTTTAATTGAACATTTGGGAAATCCAAAGAATCTAATATATCTTGATTCAACTCTAAATCATTATCAATATTTAATATATTATTTTTTACATTTTGCAAATGCTTGATAAATTGTTTGACTGGCT